AGCTAACGCTTAATTTTATTTTTTATACGGGGGCTTCGGCTCCCCTTTTTTATTATGCCTTTTCCAACCACAAACGCAGCTCAAGAGTTGCCAGCTATAAATCAAATTCTTACATCCTGTGGTCAGGCTCCTGTAACTACACTAGACCAAACCAACCCGGAAGTTGCGATTGCCTATGCTACCCTGTTACAGGTGTCACGAGAGGTACAATCCGAAGGATGGACTTTCAACAAGGAGTACCACGTTGAGTTTAACAAAGATAACAATAATGAAATATTAATACCTAACAACATCATACAAATCAAACTTACAGAAAACGCACAGAACGCACCTTACCATGCTGTACGTAGAAACGGTAAACTATATGATAGACAAAATCACAGATCTACTTGGGAGTACAGTCCTGTTGAATGTGATGTAATCTATGAATATGACTTTATAGATTTACCAGATCCTATACAAAACTATATTAAAGCCAGAGCAGCAACCCTTGTGTCTGGTAGAATTGTTGGTGACAACGCTCAATACCAACGGTTACAACAACAAGAAATACAACAAAGAGCTTTAGCAATGGAGTACGAAACAAGTCAAGGACAGTTTACTATGTTTGGACATCCACAAGACTCACAAAACTTCTATCAAAGCTATCAACCATTTCATGCTTTACAACGATAATGCCAGCAGTTACTCAACGAGTTAACGATTATCTTGGTGGAGTATCTAGACAATCTGATGATAAGAAACTTCCCGGTCAAGTCGAGGAGTGTATCAACGGCTATCCTGATCCAACCTTCGGTCTTACTAAAAGACCGGGGTTTCAGCATATAGCAAATCTAGGTACTGGCACTACATATGACAACTCTAAGTGGTTCTTTATTTCAAGAACTGAAACAGAAAAATATATAGGCTGTATTACACCAGCATCAGGAGGCTCTACAGGGGGCATCTTTATCTGGAATGCTATCACAGGTGCAACAGCCCATCCAACATACATTGGAGCGGCACAGAGCTACCTTACAGGAGCACGCACAGATTATGATATATTAACAATACAAGATAAGTCTATCATAACTAATAGATTAGTCACAACAGCAGCCGTCACTGCAACTACTCCTACTCCTAACAGACAGGCTACAATTAGATTATCAGGTACATCTTTAAATACTACATACTCAGGAACTGTAGCTGGATCACCATTTAGTGTAACTACTGGTAGCACTGATGGCTACGTACAAGCTTTAACTCAGATAAAAAATGCTATAGATGCTTTAGGTATCTCAAATCTTATTGTAACTAGGTTTAAAGATAATGTACATTTAGAACGTACTAGCAGTTTTACATTTACTGTTACAGGTGGAGATTTTGAAGATCAAGCTAACGGATTCCAAAATCAGGTTGCTACGTTAGCTGAACTACCAAGCGAATCAGTACATGGTCATGTAGTTAAAGTTGCTAATAGCGGTCTACTTACATCAGCTTATTTCTTAAGATTTGTAGCTAACGACCCTACAACAGGAGGAGATGGATTCTGGGAAGAAACAGTATCTCCTGACGTATCTACAGGACTAGATGCTTCTACTATGCCACACCAGCTAGTTAACACAGGCGTAGATACTTTTAAATTAGAACCTATTCCATGGGTTAGTAGAGCTGTTGGAGATGATGATACTAATAAACACCCATCATTTGTTGGTCAGAAAGTAAATCAATCATTCTTTCATAATAATAGATTAGGTTTTTTATCTGCTGATACTGTATCTATGAGTCAATCAGGTGATTTCTTTAACATGTATCACGCATCTGCACAGACTGTAGTAGCCTCAGATCCTATTGACTTGAGTGCAAACGCACTGAAACCTGTTGCACTTCATAGTGTATTACCAACTACTCAAGGTCTTGTACTATTTAGTGCTAACCAACAGTTTCTTATGTCAGCATCTGAGGGTATCTTAACACCAGCTAAAACATCAATCCGTACTATATCTAGTTATGAAATGGATACGGTTATTGATCCTGTTGATACTGGTACTGAGATTAGTTTTATCAGTAAAACACCTAGTTATACTCGTGTCTTTACGATGGTTACACGTGGAGAAAACCAAAACCCAATCGTATCTGACATCGGTAGAGTTGTAAACGAATGGATACCTTCCAGCATTGATACATTGATATCAAGTGCACAGAACCAGTTTATTGCATTCTCCGGACAAAATACAAGATACATATATTTCTTTAGACAGTACTCAGAAGGCAAAGATGTTAAACTACAAACATGGTTTAACTGGCTTGCACCCGGTAATGTACAGACTATAGCAACAGACTCTGATGAATTTTTTGCTGTAACAAAACAAGCTGGACAGTTTATACTGAGCAAAGCTAGCTTAAGTCAGAGTCCTGACGATGCTATTATTGTTAACAACGATGGTCAAAGACTTAATCCATGTATAGACTTGTATGCTCCAGCTAGCTCTGTAGTATATGATACAGCTGGTAATTTTAGTAAATGTTTTATACCTTATAATGATGCTACTAATCTAACACCTGTAATAATTATTAAAGGTACTACTGCTACAGGTCAGTTTATTGAATCTGGATTTACTATATCTCCAGAACGTGTAGTCGAAAGTGGTAATACATATTTTAAAGTACCAGTTAAAGACTTGACAAGTATTGCAAGTGATGTTATAGTAGGATATAAATATGACTTTGATGTTATATTACCTAAGACATACTACAAAATAGATGCTGAGATGAAACGTAGTGACTTCACTGCTAATCTTACAATAGCTCGTATGAAGTTTGCGGTAGGTCTATCAGGACTTATGGGTTTTAAACTTAAATCTAAAGGCATACGTCAAGGTAAAAGAGAGTATACAGCTGATGGTGTTTCTACAAACTATAATTGGATTAATACTGATATAAATTATATAGATGATGACCAGATAAAAGTTACAGTTAATAATGTTGAAACAACAGATTTTACTGTTGATAGAACTGGAGTATTACCTAAAATTATATTTAATACTGCACCAGTAAATAATTCTACTATACTTATATTTATTGATGAATGGTATAATTTAAATCCAGTTGTCATAGCTGATAACTATTTAGCTAATGATATACCTATATCAGAACAAACTATATTTACATTACCTATACACCAGAGAACAGATAACTTTACATTAAGATTATTTAATGATTCGCCATTTCCCGTTTCTGTAAACTCTATGATGTGGGAAGGGATGTACTCACCTAGATTTTACAGGAGGACATAATGGACACTTTCATTGAGCTAGGTCTCAACTTCCTTGGATACAACAACCAAGCTAAAGCTGCTGAAGAAATGGCAAGGCTTCAGAAAGAAGCAGACAAAAAACAATTTCAATATGATACAGACGTTTACAATGCAGCAAAACAATCAGCAATTTCTAAACGAGATTATGCTATACAAGAGATACAATTAAGAGAAAAGAATGAAGGTAAGATAGCAGCTCACAAAGATGCTATGAATCTAGCCTCTTATAACTATAACATGCAGATCCGTAATCAGCAACAAGATCTGAATAATCGTATGTATGCCAAGTCAGAAGACATATATGATAAACAGCTCGGTATAAATGCAGCAAACGAGAAAGCTGCAAAAATGGATGAGAGACGTAAGTTACGAGAAATCGAAACTGAAAACAGATATGACCAGCAAGATGTATATTTAGAAGCATTAGAAGCTGAAGGAGCTGTCAGAGCGAGAGGTCTATCAGGTAGGTCAATAGATAAAGCAGCAAGTGTAGCTGCATTAAAAGCATCTACAGCTTTATCTTTACTTAACTTATCTCTTGACAATGCAACTGTAGCATCACAAAGTGCAATTAGAGATATAGGCAGAGAACGTGTTATAAAGGACATAAATGCCTACGCATCTAAAATGCTAAATCCCGGAGAACTACCTCAACCTATTCCGCCAATAGCAACTCCACAAGCTAATTTCTTATATCCAAAAGTATTTGAAGACTATGACTTTGGACCAGCACCAGTTGAAGGTACTCGATACTCACCATCTGCGGCAGCAAACCAAGTATGGGGTTCAGCGATTTCAAGTGTAGCTGGAACAGTCGGAGGCTTATTTTCAGATAACACCAAAAACATAGATAACATTTACCGAAAACAATAAATGGCAACTAAAAAATACTTAACCAAGTACGCTCGGGGAAGTAGACAATTACCTAGTGTCGATGGTGGCTTACGAGCTATGCAAATCCAAGGTGATAGGCAAACCAAAGCACTAAGTAATTTAAGAGATCAACAAAGACAAGCGGATCAAGCTTACATATCAGGTATTGATAGAGCTGCTAAAGTCGAAGAACAAAACAGAAAACTTGTACGTAAAGTAGAAGTTGAGATACCAGAAAAGTTACGAGCTGACGCACTCAAGCGTAATAACGACAGACAGCAACAGGACTTTAAACGTCAAATTGACGAAAAGAAAAAACTAGCAGATGTATGGGGAGCTTTATCCCCTACACTTGCACGATCAGTTGGAAATGCTGTTGGAAAAGCTACAAATTATTTTCAAACAGAAGCTGGTATAGCAGAGTATGAACGACGTTTACAAGACGGCACGATTGGTAGTAT